TAAATTTGTAGAACCTTCGCTAAAACCTCCTTCAAGGTTAGGCATTGTGTATAGCACATTACTTTTAGTACGTGCTAACGTGTCATCAAAATCAAATACTCGTATTTTTTTAGGCGATTGAGACCATTTAATACTTCTAGCGTTATTAATAGCCTTTTGCTGAGTCTCAATGTTTTTAACCTCTTTAAAATCAATAGCTTTGCTAAATTTTATTTGATTTTTTATAGCTTCAGATCTTGCGTCTACTAATTCTTTCGCAGGCCTTAAGTCATAAGCATATACAAAAGACTGGTCCGCTTCAGGAAGTAAGTATATCCTTAAATCTTTGTAAGGATTATTTTTTCCAAAAACATCAACAAGATCTAACGTTTCTCTATTTTCTAGCCATTGGTCATGGAATTCTAAAATCTCATCCACTTTAAAAGCTAGTTCTTTGTCTGTGTTATTTTCAAACCCAAGTTCTGCAATTTCGAACATGCTAGTACCATTGTCAGCTAAGTGCTCGCCTTTCATGTTTCCTTGAGGACCATCTTTAAAGGTTATGTACTTTAGACCCGTTAAAGATCTAAGTCCAGCTGTTGCATTAGTCTGAGCCTGCAGTATACTTATAAAAGACTGAGGAGAAATACTGCCGTCTTTAACAAGATTTACTAGATTCGTTATTATGTAATTAGCTAGTATTTTGTTTTGAACATTAGCAGCTTCGATCTCTGGTATTAATTTTTTGTATTCCTCTATCTTATTATCTGCAGTTATATCTTTATTTAAAATTCTACTTATTTTACCCATAACTCCAGTTTTAGAATTCATAGGTGAAATATCTTCTAATCTTAAATCAAGTGGAAGGTTTTTACTTTTAGGTTGGTCTTCTTTTAGCTTAACTAAAAAATCATAAAAATCGCCAGTAGCGCCAGGTATAACCTCTCCAGTCTCTTTATCCTTCTTTGAAGCCGCAGAATCAAGTAATCTATTGAAGAAACCAAGTCCATCATAACCTATGATATTAGTTACATCTGAACCTAAAGTGTTCGCTACAACTTTCATGTCTTTAGCTAAAGCTTTCCTAACACTTATGTCACTCTTCTTAGTGATAGCTCTTTTAACTAAGTCTTTAACGCTCTGAGGTATAACTTCTGAAGCTTGTATAGACTGCAAGAATCTAAGCTCTTTACCATCAGGAACTAATCCTTGGTCAAAAGCGCTTCTAACAACTTTACCAACTCCGTCAAATTCACTGCTCTTGTATATTTCGTCACTAAGTAATATTGTACCGTCAGCGTCTACAACTTCTTCAAAACCTATGTCTAAGCTTTTTCTTAACAACTTACTCGCTGCTTGTCTAAATTTAGGGGAAGAAATAGAAAACTTAACAGTGCCTCTTTCAGATTGTCTAGCTACGTCTTCTACAAATGCGTCGGCTAAAACTACGCCTAAAGCTGCTTGATTGTTTTCAAAAGCTTTACTTACTTCACTGTTTTCGTCTTGTAACTCTTTGTTGAATATCTCTAATGATATTTCTTCAGCTATAGCTTTAGCCATAGACTCTTTCTTACCTCGTATAGGAGCTCCTGAGGTCATCTTGCCATCAGCATCTATACTTACATCCTGTAATACAGATCCAACGAAGTCAGCGTCGCTTAAAGCAGTAGCTATATTAGGTAGTCTTCTAACTATATCTCCTCCAGCAGTTTTTCCTAACTTGTTTGTCGATGTCTTCTCTCTATCTATAGTCTTACCTTGCCAATCACTTGTAAAGTTTGGTACAAATACAAAGTCTCCATAAGAATCTTTAACTCTTGTTCCATTAGAATCCACTTTATACGTACCTCCCACAGATTTTTGAATAGCCTTAGGAATCGCACCCATTAACCAAGTGGTTGTCATGTTCTCTAGTATTGCCTTCTTATTCTTTAACAACCATTTTTGTAGTTGTGCATCGGCTTTTCCACCCATAGCCTTTTTAAGATCAATATCAGCTTGCTTACCCATTGCTTTCTTTATCTCAGCGATTAAAGGTGAAACCGATTTGTTTATAGAAACTTTAGCATCAAGCTTAGATTTTAATACTTTTAAAACTTTAGTTAATTTACCGCCAATTTCTTTAATAGTAAAACCGGGTAAAACGCTACTGTCAATTAGTTTCCTAAATTTAGGTCTATCTTTTTTAACAGCATCATCTTCAGCAATTTTACTCTGTGCTTCTTTAGTATCTAAGTCTGTAGTTTTCTTAGCGGCTTCACTTTCTTTAAATAAAGCTTTTTTAGCATCTAACTTAATGAAATTTGTGTTAGCGAATATAAACTCGCCAAAAGTAATGGGCTCTTTGTTTCCAGCTTTCTTTCTTTCTGCCGCTGGATCATAGTTAACTAATCGATCTTGTATTCCCGCTATAGCTTTTTCTCCAACTTCTTTACTAGGTGATTTTGACTTTATGTAATTGCTAATAACACCGTTTGGTAAGGTAGCATTGTATATAGGATTAAAAACTTTAGGTGAAAAATAGTCTGCTTGAGTTTTAACACTAGGTGGAACTAAATTGTTAATTTCGTTCAAAACAGATTTAGGTCCTTCTTTGGAGTATTTTTCAGTAACAGCAGTTTCCCCAATACCTGAAACCGTTTTACCTATAGTATCGTCTAATGTAATACCGGAATTATTATCATAATTTAACACGGTGTTATATATACTGTTGGGGTTATTTTTACCAATTAAAGCGTATTCAACAGCGTTTGCTTTTTCAGCGGTACCAAAAACGTCGTTAGAAGATTTGTTTATTAGTTCTTGTACTCGTGACCTGTAGGCCATAGCTATTTTTAAAGCTTTTTTAGGTAATTCTAGTTTAGAACTATTGTATTCATTTTGTATGTTTGCTTCAAAATTTGCGTTATATAAAAACGCACTAGTGCTTCCAAGTTTTTTACCAACTTTTGCTCCTTCTTTAGCTGCTTTAGTTAATCCTTTACCTAATCCTTTTCCTTCAATTACACTTTTATTAAAATCTTTTATAAAATTAAATACGTCTCTACCTGAATTAAAAGTAACATTCATACCAGCTCTTTGTAACCCTTGGCGAATAAAATCACCTATTTTGGTAAAAGCGTTTTCTTCAAACGATATAAATCCTTGGGTTAATCCTTCTGAAAATATAGTAAGTAATTCCTCAGCTTTTACGCTAGACGGAGAATCCTTATAAGCTTCGAGTCTACCTTGAATATAAGCATTGTTAAAACTAATGTCATTAGGTAACATTTTATCAATTTCAGATCTAAGAGCATTGCCCATTTGTACTATTGCTCCAGGATTGTCTGTAATGGTTTTAAGCAACACTCCATGTAGTAATTCATGCTGAGCTGTGGTTACTGCTTTATTTGTACCTGCAACGTCTTCATTAACCGCTATGGTTTGAGTGCCATCCGCATTTTGTATAATAAATCCGTTTTGAGCCAAAGCCTCATTCACATTTATTAAATCTTCTTTATTAGCTTTGCTTTTTCCTTTGTTTCTTTCTTCTCTAGCTGCATTTTCTTGAGCTATTAGTTCACTAATTTTTGCCTTGTTACCTTTTTCAAAAGTAATACCTAAAGCGTCTGCTATTTTTTTAGTACCAGCTTCTGTTCTTTCTTCTATAATTGAAGATTGTTGCTTAACTTGAGAAGCTTCTATTTTAGCATCAATAGCTTCAATTTCTGCATCAATCCCCTTTGTGTATCTTTTATCTGCTTTTGCTTTTCTCTCTAGTAATTGATTTTTTTGTATAAGCAAATCTATTTGCTCGTCATTCATTACATCAGGAGCAACATTAATAGCTTTTATAATATCGCCTCCATAGTCTATAGCCGAATTTATTTCGTCTAATTGGCGTTGAGCAGCGTCTTTACTTTGTTGAGTTCTAGCTCTTTTTAATTTAGTCTCTACAACTTTTTTGCTTTCTTGTAAAGTTTTTATTATATCAGCACCTTGAGTTCTGTATTGATTATATATTTTATTTTTAAAATTACTAAATTGAGTAGGAGCCATTACCGTAGAAGTACCACCTGCTAAAAGGATTGTTCCTCCTATGGTTTCAAATTGAGTGTCAAAATCAGTAAATTTGGTTTCATTACTTAAGCCTACAGTTATTTTAGCTATATCTTGAAGTAATAATTCAGCCTCTTCCTCACCAATCTCTCCTAAAAGACTATTAACAAACTGCTTTCCTACCGCTTTTCTAGCTTCTTTTGTAGTTGCTTTCTTTAAGTTTTCTACAACGGTATTTAACATAGATTTACCTATGTTGGTTTTAAAGAAATTTACATCAGGCATGATACCCTGCACTACAGCCGTAGCAGTGGATGCCATGCTTGAATAAGCAAGAGCTTGACTGTCATCTAACCCCATTTGCTTACCTTCCATGTAATTATCATTAACGGTTGCTCTAAAAGCAAACCCGCCCATTTTTATTTTATTTATGGTGCTAGCACTTGCCCCCATTCCTTTTAATAAAGAGTAAGCGTTTTTTAGACCTTTCATATCACCTTTACGGGCAGCTAGCGCTACTCCTATCGTAAAAGGTAACATATTAGCTATAGTTTTGCTACCAGATCTAAAAGATATCCCATCTTCAGATAAACTCCCGCCTTTAGGACTAATTCCTAGGTAATTAAATGAGTTGTAGTTAGAAAACATGTCGCTTACCATGTCTAATCTAGAATACTCATCTTCTTCAAAAGTACCCATACCTGTAAAAGCAAGTCTATTTAACCAAATAGCACTACCAACAATGGATTCCCCAATGAGTTTTTGTCCTCCTTGGACAAGGGTGCCTATAAAATCTGCTGTACCTCCAACAAAACCACCATCGATATGTCTATCTCTCCATTCAATAAAATCTTCAGTCATTTGAAAATTGTTATCAAAAACCTGCTCTCCTATATTAAAAGCTAGTTTAGTAGATGTTGTTTGTATTTTATCAGCTGCGTTATACAATATAGTTTGAGCAGCGGTAGCGGCTTCAGGGGTTACTGAGCTTGCTTCGTCTGCAGCAAATATTATTTCTTGAGCTTTATCGTATTCGTTTAAATACTCTTCGTAAGATTGATTCAGTACTTTACTTTTTGCTTCGGTAATAAGCATTTCTTTTCCCTCAAGATTAAGATTGCCATCAAGAGTTTTACCTTTTAATTTATTGTCAGAATATAATTTATTTATTATTTCATCTTCGACTTTTTGGTCAAATTCAATTTGTTCTTTTTTGTTTTCGCCTAAGTCGCTTGAGCCAAAACTACTATAAGTATCTTTGGTTTTAGCCGTAGATACTTCTTTTAGCAGTAATGTTTGCTCGTCATATCTATCTTTTTCGAGAGAATTTTGAAATATGTTTGCTCTTTTGTTGGCATAGTTACGCTCTACCGCAGCAAACTCTTCTGGAGTTATTTCTCCTGCTTGAAGCTTTGCTTGCCCATCATTCCAATAAGCGTCAGTTTCGTTAATTTTTTGAGTAAAGTTATTTCTTGTTCTAGACGCAGCGGTTCTATTATTCTCTAATTCGTTTTGCTTGTTATATTCAAGTTGATTAATTTGAGATTGTATATCCGCAGATTCTGTGGACATTATGGGATAATCTTTTTGTTTATTTTTTAAAAATTCAAGTTCATTATCATAAGCGGATAAAGCCGGTTTGTTTTTATTAAACCCAGGATCTTCATATAAGCTTATAATGAAATCGTTAGGACTGTAATTAGGATTATCTAGTTTAGGCTCTTTTTTGTTAGCCTCAAATATTTCTTTTTCTTCTTGAAAAGAGTATTGAGATTCTGTAGGTCCACCTGGTCGATTTATCCATTCAGATAATTCATCAGCCGTTAAGTTTGGATTTTCATCAATGTATCTGTTAGTTTCTTCTTCCCAGGCTTTTATAGTAACCGGTTCACCAAATTCATCCAATTGCACTTCAGCATCACCTAACCTCGATACCGAAAAATCTTCTGCCGAAGTTGATCCCGTATTTTCTGACTCCACATTCGGATCCGCAGTTGTAGAGTCTGTCTTCTTTCCCGGCACTAAAACAGCGCCACGCTTAGCCAGGTATTCTTCAAAAGTTACTCCGTTCTGCTCTGCTGCTATCTTTAGAGTAGACGCAGGTACTTCTCTGTTGTTTATTTTATATATCGGGTCTGTTGATGCCATATTTAATTTTATTTAATTTTATAATCCTATTGCGTTTAAATCTAATCTGTCTATAACCTCGTCTAGAGTAAACTTTAAATCAACATATTCTCCTGGTCTTATTTCTTTATAAAGAGGGTCGCCTGCTGCGTCTGTTATCTCGTAGTAAGGATTATCACCTTGGTTCACTACCTGAGCAGATAACTTATTGCCTTGAGTTCTAGCTGTGATTTTTTTACCGCTTTCAAGCAGTTTTAGTTTTCTCTGCACATCGTTTAACCGTAATCGCTGAGCAGGGGTTAGAGCGGCTTGAGTTGCTTTGTTTTGCTTTGCTTTATATTCCCTTGAGCCATCTGCAAAAGCTTGATTTCTAGCTATAAGTAGTCTGGATTTTACGTTTTCCCTTGCTTGTTCTATAGTTATATTGCCAGCATCTAAGGCGTTTCCTACGTCATCTAGTTTTACTTCCGACTTAAAGTCGTATATGATAGATCTTAAGGTATCTTCGTTTTGCAAAGCGCTGTCTAATGACTGGTTGTATGAATCTTGCGCATATTGATTATCGTTTTTTCCACTAGCTCCTTTGTTGTAAGCGTTTTCACTCACTTTGTTTAAGCTATTTAAAAACTTAGTGTCCTTAACAAATGGTTCAGCCATGTCTCTATAATCTATAACATTGCCGTCAACTTTAAAACCGATGTTTCCACCTTCTTGTATTTGAAAAGGAGAGTCATAACGAGAATCACTTCTACCGTCGCCATCTCCATCGTAAAAGCCATAAGCAATCATAGACTCTCTGGATCTGCTAGGATCATTACCGTTAGAAAACAAACCTTGCTGCATTGCGGAAGCATAGTCTACTTTTCCTTTTTTGTAAGCACCTAACTGAGAGGCTAAATTGGTAAAACTGTTATTAACACCTTGCATAATATCAACTGCTTCTAAATACTCTGGAGATGTAGCATCTGTAAACTGAGCTGCTCTCTTTGCTGCGTCAGCGTACTTTGAACGCTCAGCAAGTAGAAATTCACGCATAGACTTAGTTTCAGCAGGAGTAAAGCTAGTGAAATCCATGTCGGTTTTCATCTTTGCCATGTATCCGTTAACTTTCTGCTGAATAGATTCGTTTGCTTTTGTTCTAAGAGGGGTTTGAGTTGCTGAAACAGTAGAGTCTCCCGCTGCAATTCCCGCCCCGATCGCGGCACCCACATCTAAAAATTTCTTGCTTGTTTGAGCAGCCCCTTGTATTAATGCGTTATTGGCCATATTATGGTTTTTTCGTTAAATCCTGTACTGTTGTTGCGGGTGGCATACCGAACATGCCCTGCCAGAAGTCGCCGCTTTTACCTAAGCCTGGTATTTGTGGTAAAACCCCTGCCGCCATACTACCAACACCCCCCAGTATAGACTGTGTAGCTTGTTGCTGAGCTTGATTCGCAGCACCTAATCTTTGCTGGGACATTCCAAGCAGAGTATCTGTTTTGTCTTTTTCAGCAGCTCTAGAAGCATAAGCTCCCTGAAGTTCTTGAGACTGCAGCTGACCAGCCATTTGTCTTTCCGCCATTTGATTACCGGCTTCTTGCTGTCCAATACTGGCTGAGGCGCTTTGCGCATTTTGCGCTTGCTGGTTGGACATTGATTGTGCTAACGCTGCAATACCTGAACCGCCAGCTGCGCCTTGAAGAGCGTCCATAGTATTTGCCATACCGGCTTGCTGCTGTTGATTAACAAAGTCAGCTTGCTGCGTATTAACAGTTAAGTCTTCGTATACGTTTTCCTGATTAGCAGCCAAATTAGACGTATCCGCACTTTCCATACGAGATTTATTTTTGTCAAATTCAGCTTGAGCCGCTTTTTGTTCTCGTCTTCTTGCTCCGCCACCTATGAGGCCACCGGCAATGCCTGAAAGACCTTGAACGGCGCTTAATATTCCTATTGGCATAATTATATTGTTTTATGTGTTATTATTACGTATTATTTGCTACTTATAAATATTTCAGAGCCTACAGAAAACAGCTCTATTTTTCCTGTAGAGTCATTGTTTAAAGTTGTTTCCATATAATATCCTTTTAAAGCGCTTGTATTTGCTTTGTTGGTTTTGCTGAATAAAATAAAGGAAGCTGTAGTAGGCCTTACTACATTGTTAGGTATAGTAACATCAATCGCTGTATTACCTACTGCTGTAATTTTACCTATTTGCACAATATCAACTCCGTTAGGATCATTTGTGTAATAAGCTGTATCCCCTACCTGTACGGAGTCTTGTATATTGTTAGCGAAGTTTATTGTTATAGATCCCATTTATTGTTTTTTATATGTAGTAAAATACTCCTACCGTTATGTTTATAGCATCTGTAGATTCTACAGTACCTCCGTCTGCAACTTTTAAAGTGAATAAGTAAGTTATATCTACTGTACCGTCGCCTTGATCAACAACCGTTGTTGGAGGTATGTTATAAGCTTTTAGGTTTAATCCAACATTATCAGCGTCTTCTGTTATTATAATGTCATAATCTGACGTAGCTGTACCACCTCCAGGACCATTTACGTTTTTAGCTATGTTTATAGTAGTACTTCTCCCGAACGGACCACTGGAACCAACATCGACTGTAGCTGGTGAAGGACCTGTAACTAAAGTGCTTCCGTTATATGTTACACCAATAGGTATAGTCGTAACAGCCGCTACTGTGTTAATTGTAACAATTTGAGGTATACTATCTAAAACGCCGTCATTAACTTTAAACTGAAAATTATCGCTTCCAATACTATTTGCGCTATAAGTAACTTCGTTACTAGGCAATGTAAAAGGAACTGTTGTTATAGTTGTACCAGGAGGACTTTCTAAATTTGATGTAGGTAGTGAAGTTATTATATAAGTTAAAGCATTACCTTCAGCATCTGACCCAAATAACTGAATTAAAGCATCATGATTGTGTAATGCACTTACTGTTTGAGCTTCTGCAATAGGGGCAGTATTAGTGTCTGTTTGAATTACAGTCCATGTTGTAGGCAATGGAAACGGGCTTAATAAATCTCCTGTTAAGGTAAACGTATATGTAACACCGCTGCCAGCTGGAAAAACAATATCAAAGAAATCTTCACCGCTTGATGGAATGGTACTACTATAATCGTAAATGTCAGATATGCCATTATTAACCGTAAGATTCCAATTGGCATTTAAAATACCTAAAGCTGTAAATCTTCTAGTTTCTCCATTAGGATTAATTTCTCTGTTGGATATAGAGTAAGACCTAACTTCCTCTGCTGCTACAGAAGGTAATTCAATAGCAGAGCCACTAACAGTTATAATATCACCCGTAACACTTGATGCAGGAAAAGTGTATTCAGTTGTAAATGTAATTGAAGTTAATTGATTATTACTATTTAAAGTTTTCACATTCGAAATAGAGTAGTCACTTAACACCCCTGTGCTAATAACACACGTAGGCTCGTTTAGGAAATAATAACCCGGTGTAGCTTGTATGGTGCTAGTAAACACATTAGATGTTGTTCCATAAAAACCAGCTATATTTATTAAAGACGGCGCTGTACTGGACGAAGCGTTTGTTAAATTCGCAGCGTAATTTACAGCTAAGCTTATAGTAACTGTTGTTGAAAATCCAGCCATACATATTGGTATTGACAAACTTGAAGTAACTTGATATGCTGCTTCAAATGTTATTGTCATAAGAACGTCGTCTCCATTTTGAGCAAAGCTAATAGAGTCAACTGGAGAAGTTATTGTAGCTGAAAAATCAGAAGCTGTTATAACAAACCCCTGTGCAGGCGACAAAGTTAGTACCGTAGTAGGTATCCCGTTCCCGTCAAGTATTTCGTAGTTTGCTTCTGTTACTGTAAAATTATCTATTACTGTACTCATGGCATTAAGGTTGATTATTAGTAAAACATGAAGGATCCGCGAAAATACGTACTTTAAACTGAGTAACGTTAACATCTCCTGTGATTGTAGTAGGCTTACCTATTCCTTGAACAGAAAATTCAGTTGTGTCTATATTATCTACTGTAGTAGCATCTCCTTTTATGTTGTTGTAGTATTTTCCTTCTTTGTTTATAAATTCAGGTATGGTTCCACTTTGTAAGTTGGTTTTTGTGCTACTAACCCACCATCCAGGCGTTGAAATAACACTTGTAGGATTTGGCCCACCATTAGATTTGATAGTTTCTATCTCGCTAATTGAATAGTTTATGCCATTATAAACACCACTAGAAATGCTATACACATTACTTTTAGCGGCAGTGCCTGTATAATTTATTGTTTTAAATCCTTTTACAGAAAGAGGGTTTTCATTAGATATCAGAGTTAAAGTGCTTTGATACTGAACTCCATAAAAGTTGTTGTACAAATCATTTTTACCATGCTCATAAATCAATCCTCCCTTAAAGGTATAAAATTTTGTATCTATAGATATGCCGTTTTCTGGAATATATGATTTTCTACTAGACCATCCGTTTATGCTTTCAGAAAAAGACAATGTAGTTTTTAAACCATACTTATCAGACCATTCGTTAGCTAAGCTATTTAGCGTTAAATTATATGTACCATTATCGTTATTATAGCAACCTAGTATCTTATTATTTAAAGGAAGATTGTCTTGAAAGAAATCATCTAATCCGTAATTACTGATTGGTGTTACCCCATCCATAGACAGCCTAAGTACTTTTCCTTTCGCATTATCTGTAAAGTAAACTCTATAGCCATAATTTGCAAAAGATTCCGGGTTTTTACCAATACCAAACATTCCGAAGCTTGAAGGTATTATAGCTTGACCCAAAACTCTATTAGCAGCAGTTAACTGAGAATTCCCATCTGCATTGTATATTGCATCCTTATCTGCTAGTATTTTAACCACCTTATCCTCGCAAAATGCTAACAAATCTGTTTCTCTAGCAAATAATTTCTGAATAGGTCCACTCTGGGGATCTAATGATTTAGTTATAGCTTCTGCTTGTATAAATTGATTTAATTCATTTAATCCAGAAATTGAATTAAAAATACCTGAAAATATAAGATTATTTCTTAAATACTCTTCTTCGTAAGGAGTGTCTAAGACAGCGTTTGCTTTCGTTCCCGCGCTTATATAAGGAGCATTAAAATCATCTCTAATTCTATTTGATTCTACACCATTACCAAAAGAATAGCAGTTGAACCAAGGGCTTGTGTGTTGATTATTGTATTGAGCTATCGGCAAAGCGTTTGATATTTCATAATAAATATCTAACTCTGCTTGCTCTGCTGGTTCTGTTTCGAATATAGCTGGATTAATTGATGATATTTCACCTGAATCTACTTGTTTTAGAATATCTATAGTAACACTAGGCTCACCTATTCCATTATAAATTTCAACACCGTCAACAAAAACACTGTTACCTCCAGACGCTTGGTTTATTTGCCAAGGAGAAATCGACGCCTCTAATGGCTTGTCTAGCCTTACATAAGACCTTACATAGGTTGATCCACTTGTTTGTTCAAATTCGTGTATATATAGAATTTCATAAACGGTTGGGTGAGTCGAAAACCTTATTTTTGCCCCTACATTGAAGGCATTACCGAATTCAGCAGAACCAACGCTCGTTAATTTTCTTTCAAAAACAAAATCCCAAGCTTCGCATGAATCGTAAGGTATTTGACAAAGACTTCCAAAAGCACCCGTATCATTTGGGTATTGAGTTTGCATTCCTCCGAGATTCCTATTAGTATCTATATATAGCCTAGTATTGCTACCAATCTGAGTACCTGCGGCATTTTGTAACGGACCACCACCCCCAGAGAAAATTTGATACCTATCAGAGCTAAAGTCCAATCGAACTATAGTAGTCGAAGCAGGAATATATTCTTGATTAGGAGTAAAATTATTCATTAAATAATTACTCTTTTCTAGCCTTACAAAAAATCTACCTTCGTATTGCCCTTTTCCTAAAGCTTGAAAGTCCTCAGCTATTTCAATTCTATTCTCAATGCTTACTAATGCAGAGTTTGGTATTGTAGGATCAGTGTATAGGAAATTAATATCTGTTGTAAAAGGAGGTGAGATATTTACCTTAAGTTCTGTGTGGCTTCCGGTTTGATCCGTTTCTACATTTGTTATTTCGTAAAACTGACTTTGATTAGTTCCGCTAGAAAACCTAACGTATTTACTTGTCTGCCAAAAAGCCAACGTTGCATCGCTAACACCACTGTTTCCTGATTCGTTGTTTATTAAAAAAGTGCTATATCCAGGAACTGGTGTTGCTCCAGGTATTTTCCATTCAGCCTGTGTTCCGCTACCAAATTGTATATCAAAAGAATAGTCTTTGGAAGATTCTACTCTTTTAGTTTTCCTTAATTCTAAAGGGGCTTCCGGTTTTTTAGTTAATACCTTAAATTTATTTTGAGGGTAGTTTTTAACAGCTAAAGAAGAGTCATTTTGCTTCTTTAGTATTAAAAAATCACCTTCTTGAACTTTGTTTGTTTCTGCAGAAGGCATAGATATCCATACGCTTTCTCCATCTTCGGATTCATATAACCTGTCCGCTACTACATTATAGTAAAAAGCAGATGGGTCCTTTATAAAAAACTTAAATGTTTCAAACATCTCTGTTCCGTCAGGATTCTTTGGGCTGTATGAAGATAATTTTACTTTTATAGAATTAGCTGTGTCAGACAATTCATTCGTAAGATCTAAAACCCCTGAAGGATCCGTGAATACAGGCGTTTCTCTTCCATATTTGTCTTTAAAAACAACACCTATTTGATAAGTTCTAATTGATTTTATAGACTTGTAAGGTTCTCCTACGTTTAGTATAGGGTTCGGATCAATTAAAGTGTTTACAGAGTCGAACTTTAAGCTAGAGGATACATTATAATTTTGCAAATAGTTTCCATAAATTATTCTATTAGATATAGCTTCTTGGGATTTTGCTTTCCTAGGCACGTTATCCCAAGGCCTAAGTATCTGATTAGAAGGCAGTAGTGAATATATTAATTCACTAATTACTTCAAACACTGTACCAAGCGATGTATTTACTATGTCAACACCTGTTGCTGACGAAGGTGTTAATGAATTATCTTTAGCTATTATATTTATTGTTTGTGTTGCAAAAACAGTTATTGTCTGGCTTTCATTTTTTGTGTTTAAAAAAGTAAAATTAACAGAGTTTGCACTATTGTTTGTTATTTTATGATCAATATAGTTTATATTTAGGTCTTCAGGAGATAAGCTTTCTACTTTGTAAATAGCGTTTACCCCATCTTGCTTGTACAATATGTCTAACTCTTCCACACCTTTAGGCAATGGTGAGTCAAAACCTCCTAGTACAATTCTTTTCACACCGTTGATCATACCCTTATTCCATCCGTTTTTTGCATTGTATTCAAAAGAGCTCGGCAAAAAGGCTACCTCGGAAAAAGGAGAAAATGGGGAGTATTGATTGTCTGTATATTTGTACCTATATCCAAACCTTGGAAATTTTAATTCAAAAAGTATTTTAGAACCTTGTATATCTACTTGATATGTAAAACTACCGCTAACTAATTCCGCTGTACCACTTTGCAACACTCCATTTAACACTGTGCCTCCATTGGTTATAGAAACAACACTTATGATGAAGGAATATATATCAGGTTCGCCGTCACTATCTATAGGAGCGTAGCCTTCAGAGCTATCTAGGTCGCATGTGAACGATAGGATGTCTCCTGCGTTAGCGTTTATAGGAGAACCTAAGTTTATAGCTAAGGATGTTCCTGGTTCAACAGAAGCACCAATCGCTCCGCTTGTAACATTGTCTGTAAAATTATATACCGCAGAAGTTGTAGTGCTGCCTGTTCCTAAGTTGTCACTAAGGGTCAAACTAGGCGCCGTGAGTGGCCCTGGCTTTATAACAACAACATCGCTTTCAACAAAATCTCTCCCATATATCTGGGAATGAGTTAAAAAATTAGGAGTTGAGTTTTTCCAGTTTTTTATGTTTATGCTTTTAGGTTCTTCTTGATTGTCTGTCCAAAATAAAAGATCTTCAATTATATTTATACCTGTTATCAAATAATCTTCTGAAAAGTTAAGTACACCTTGGGTATCAACAATTATAGGCTTTATAATACTTGTATTTTTGTCGTACTCCGCTACAACACTTGCTGTGTCAGACGCAATAAACCAATACACTTTTTCATCGACGTTATCTGCAATCGACCCAATACACACTGGATTCGAAAGTGAATCTATATAGTCACTGCTCCACTGATTATATGTATTAGTAGAAGCATTGAACGATTTGTTTTTTAACTCGAAATTTCCTTTTATATTTTCTATAGCGCCAGTGTCAGAACCTTCTGATGAGGAAATACTTATGTTAAGAGCATCTCTGTACTGTCCGTTGGGTACAAGTCTCTCATCAAGATCTTTGTTCATTTTCCCTCCGGTAAATGTATGTATAAGTTCTGCCATTTAATTTAGTGTTTAATCCACTTGGATTGGTTTCTCATTACTTGTGCAATCAATTCAGATTTTAATTGAGATAATCTAATTTTAGCGTTTCTTCTCGCTGCTGCTAATTCTCTTTTATGCCTAGCTACTAAATACTCTTGCGTATTTGCTCTAGTAGAAAGTATAGCGTAAAGTATGTACTTGTATATAGCGTCTACGGCAAACTTGTGAACAACCATGTCTTCATCTGAACCTAGACCATCGCTTATGTATTTTAATGTTATTAGCTTTCCTCTAAGATCAGAGCTAAACCTAACTACGCCATTTGCGTTATCTATATAAAAAGTACCATTTGCTTGAGCTAATTCCGAATCTAAACCGTATCTTCTACCGTAAGCATAAAGCCCTAGTAGATCTGGATTGTTTATATTGAATGCACTATTAGCATTAGAAGCTCCACTTGTAGATCTTTCATTCCATCGCTTTAGAGTTTCTGACTTCTCGGCTTTTAAAATGTTACCATTTTGATCGAACGTGTATTCATAATCTGTATCCTGAAGCGGCGCACTAGGATTACTAGTTATGTTTGTTCTATATATAGGTCTTTCAATACCTTGAGTATCTGTCCATGATAACTTAGTGAAGTTAACATAATCTTGTGGCAGCACAAAATATAAACCAGGAGGTACGTCTATTTCGATAGATTTATCTTGAGGGAGCATGTCAAAGCTAAACTCTTGAATAGCGCGCATAGCATGAAATTGCACATCTGTTCTTTTTACTTTTGAAATATTCTTATTCTCACCAACATAAGCTACCATAAAGGTATTTATGATATCATTAATAGGTACAAATTGATAACTCCCGTAATCTTCATCGTGACTATCCCAAATGCCGTCAGGACCTAAGTAGTATTCTTCCTGTGTTTTATCTATAAGTCCCATATATTATGATTTTTCTTGTTGGTTATTTTGAGCGCTCATCCCTGCTGCTACTTGATACATTTGAACATCTTGTATGGATAATCCAGCGAATTCTAATATTTTTGTAACTAGCTCCGTTTCCTCTGATGGATGTAATTCAAAATCAGTTGACGTAGTAGAATCGTATAGCGCTTCCCCAAAGACCATTTGGTAGCCCCACGACGCTTTAGCTGGTTTTCTAATGTAATTGCACTTAACATCATTTGAAGTCACTTCAGTGGCTCCGTATACCTTGTAACCTGAAGTACTAGCTACGAATACGGGTCTTGAGTTTGTTGGTTTTGTCATTCCTGATTGAGCTATGTATAAATATTCATTATAATTTATACGCTCCGCTTCTACAGGAACTTTTGTTGTAACCACTGTATTTGGTGTTGGGTACAATGATTTTGTAGTAATTGTATTCTCGTAAATTATAGATCCTATTCTATACAGATTAGCAGGTGGGTTCCAATGGTTATTAGACCACGCCATGCTTGCGGTAGTTTCAAATATGTTTATTTTTTCGTTAAGGATGTTAAGCATGTCTGAGAATTCAGTATCATTACCTGGGATTCTTCCGAACTGGTTAATATCATAAAAGTATTGTTCAAATATATCTAATTGTGCTTGGTTAGCAAATAGATTAAATTCTTGAGGAGTAACATATCCTCTTTGCTCTTTATTAAGTATCGCTAATACCCTTTGATATACAGTATCTATGCTTACAGCCATAATTTATTTTTTAATTATTATAATAATAGGCCACCTCTCGATAGCCTATTACTACAAAGGTGACTATTTAAGTCTCTTTTCTATTGCTTTATATATTTCCATACCTTCATCGGTTTTAAAGAATGCTGCTAATGCAGAGTATGGGTGTTCGTCAAAAGGCACTGTCATTACTTTTCTACCACTCTCTCCGTATGTAAATGTTCTTTGATCCGGCGATAAAGTCAATATATTAGCTTCTACGGCTTTCGCGCCAAAGCTTCTTAATTGCACATTGTCGTCTTGAGCTAAGTCCATAAACAACTGAGGTTGGTTTCTAGCAAAAACTAGTACATCTCTTTTTAATTCTGTGGATGTTAATTCGTTAACTTTCTCTCCAAGCTCAACTCTTAATATAGCTTCAGCTTCTTCAATAGGAAGATTTTTTGCTAAATTTAAAGCGGCTAGTTCGTATTCAATCCAATCTGCTTGATTTTGAGCAATTTGTACAGGCTTGTATTCTTCAATAATTCCATCTGCGGTGTATGGGTGATAGATCGATAATAGTTTTTGTAAAACAACATCCTCTTTATTTACCCTTAGCATACCATCTCTAAATACAATTCTACCTAAAGTAACCTGCCCTTTCTGTTCGTCTACGAAACAACTTTTTTGATTGGTTGCATATCTTAATTCTCTTTGATATCCAGCGTCTTCGTCAAACCACAGTAATGCTTTTTTTGAGCTGTGCGCTGTTGGCACTGTAAACACTAAAGGCTTTTTACCTCTAGTTAACTCGTATAATCTATCTTTGATGATCCAATCATCTTTCTTTGGAGCTTCGCTCACTTTTGCTTTTGCTTTTACAGCCATAATATAATATAATATAAATGTTAATAAGAGTAATAATTACCCCCGTAGTTTCAACGAGGGTAAGAATTACATTAATTTAATCTACTAGGTTGCTTTGAATAATACAAAGTTGTTAGCAGCTTGAGTACACATTGTTCTTTCTGATAAGAAGTGAACATTCATTGCGTCCTCGTCACTTGTATAGTTTCCTCCAACTGAACCAGTAACCCAAGATTTCAAACGTCTGTCATCAGCCTCTGAAGCTCTATAACGGATGTGTAAGAAAGGTCTTGAAATATTCTGTCCTAATTGTTGGTCATAAACTGTAGAAGTTCCAGCTGGTACTAATACACCTTTAACGTCGTCGATTAATCCACGAGTTGTAGAGTCATTTAGATATTTCCAGTCAGTTTTGTAGAAGTCATAAGCTCCACGTCTAAATCCTGAGAATCCAAGGTTTAAAGCCATATCTTCAGAGTTGTCAAATACGCCGTAAGATGTACCACCAGCTCCATAAGAATTTTGAGCAGCTAACATATTGTCAATAGATAAAGCTGTGCTTCTGTCCAAGAATAACATGTTCTCCTCAATAGCTCCTTGCTTGTCTAGTTCTTGTAATACTTCGTCAAACTGAGAAATACCAGTAGGTGCTGCAACTGATCCAAAGTCTGGGTCGTTGTAAACCAATCCTCTTTCTTCAATAGCAGAGAATAAACCTTGAGTACCTGTGATAGCTGCTCCTGATGCATCCGTAATAACACTTTGTGCATTAGTTGCTTCAACCATACTCATCTCCAAGTAGTCTTCAAAACGAATTCTAGACTCGTGCTCAGATTTTAAATACCACAAGTATCCACCTGTTCCGATTTCAGTAGTAACTTCAACCCATCCAATTTGAGCAACATCTGAACCATTTACAGAGTACTTGTCTCTTAAGATGATTGGTTTGTTACTGAAAGTAGTGAAAGAAGCATCAACTGAATTACCAGCTAAGCTAGATCCTTTTCCATATTCAGAACCAAATACGAATAAGTTAAGAGGCAATGCTGATGTTGCTCCTTGAAGGGCTGCGTCTAATGCTCCAGTAGCTGTATCGTATGCTTTAATGGTATAAGGCTGTAATCCACCAGCAACTGCTCCTGCTGATACAATAAAAGCTTTATTTGTTACGTTACCTTTTGAAATAACAACCGTCATTCCAGGACCTAATAATGGAACTTTTCCGTCTGCTCCAGGAGAAGGGATAGATATTTCTGTACCTCCAGCGTTAGATTCTACAGTATCATAAGCGATATGTAATCTTCCTTGTTCAGACCAAACTACTTGATCGGAAGCCATAGGCATCTCTGCTCCAACCATACGTAAGAAACCAGCGATAGTACGGTTACCGTATCTCTCTACTTCTTTCTCATATACTTCTGGTAAAAATTGTTGTGCCCAGTCCATATCCTGTAAAGACAAATAGTTGTCCCCGAATAAACCTTTTACTGGTCTTGGTGTTAAATGCGCTAAATTAGCTAATGTAGCTGGCGCTTGTGCAAATCCTGCCATAATTTTTTACTTTAAATGTTTAAATGATTTTATCTTTAGTTTTGAACCATCACCTCCACTGTCAACTGCTCTTATGCTCCACCCACCATTGTTCGGTTTAACATCTTCGTGAACACCTCTCGCGCCCATTTTAATGTTTTTTGAATTTGATACGCTTGCTTTCAATGCATCGGCCTTACCCTGCTCATAGAAATGTTGTGCAACAGAATCAGCGTTCATAGCTGTAAACAAACTTTTGTGATAACCCGAAGCATCTGACATTTCACCATCTTCATTCAAGAACTTCTTGACAAAATTGTTAATGTCACTTTGAGTATTTTTCACTGTTTCCGCATCTTTTACTTTAAAACGGTATTTTTTATCACCAACAGAATAATCAAAACCTTTGAAATCCTTATTAAATAATTTACCTGTTTTATCTAAAAACACATTTGTTTGCTTCTCAGCTGTTTGAGTTGCTAGTTCGTTTTCTTTTGTATAGCGATTGAAAAAATCCACCGCTTTCTTTTGTTCTGGAGCTAATTTACTACCTCCTTTTATTTCTTCGTAATATTTAGATTTTAAATTGTCTAAGTATGTTTTAGCTTTTGAGAGTTCTTCTTTCCTAGCTATTTTCTTTTTTATTACATCCCTGTCTTCGTCTATGTCTTCATCATATGCGAAATTCTCATCTAATAAGAATTCAACTTCATCACTGTTTAAGTGAGGTTTTGATGATTGATAATATTCTTTTAATAATTGATCTTCATCTAATGAACCATAATCTACATTTAATTTAACGTAGTCCTCTAAACTTCCTCCTGTGTCATTTATAAAATCAACTACTTTTTGGATGTTCTCCGGTAACTCAACACCTGCAGCCTGTTCTACTATAGCTTGCTCAACCTGCTCTTCGAGTTCTACTGCTGTCTCTGCAATTTCTTCGTCTGTTACTTCTTGTAAAAATTCATTCTCTAATTCTTCAGGAACGGATTCTTCAACTTGAACGGAGTCCGGTTGTTGTGGTACTTCTGCTTCCAATTCTTGTACAGGTTCGGCTTGTTGATCTGCAACCACGTCTGCTGTTTCTTGCTCTGTATTGGCATTTGTTTCCATTGGTTTTGATAAATCAAGCTTTAGAGTTCCGTCTTCTGAGACAGATGCTGGACCTGTTTGCTCTACTTGCTCCACTGTAGCTGGTGCTTCAGTAGGTTTTTCGGTAGGTTTTTTTATTTTAAACGTACCTTCTGTGTTTTGTGCTTCCGCCATGATAAAATATTATATAATTGTTACTACTATTATTACCTAGGTTCGAAGGAACCTAAGCCAAATCCACCACCCATCACGTCATTTCCCGACGATTCAAAGTCTTTTGGTGGTAAATCTTGTTGTCTTTGAGCAATCATCTCACTCTGCTGCGTACCCTGCATCTTAGTACGCTTGTCCTTTCGGTCTTCTATGGAATTTTCTTTTGCCTTCATAGCTTCAACCTCAACATCTTTAAGTTTCATGTTGTATTGAAATTCCAGCTCCATCAATTCTTTCTTTGCTGCTACTTCAACTTGTATTCTTTGTTGTTCGATCTGCCCTTTCAACTGTTCAAGTTGAGATTTTGTAGAGAATAGAGCCTGATCCTTTTGTATTTCAGCTTGAGCTGCTACTTGCTGGGCTTGAGCGTTTGCTTGTGCTTGTGCTTGTATGTTAGCTTGCTGTTCAGCTTGAATTCTTTCTTGACGCTTTTTTTGCTTAACTTTCAGCAATTGATTAGCTAATTTTATATTTTTAACTTCGCGAATATCGATAGCATCGGATAAATCTATTAAACCTGCTTGTAAAGCTACTTGTACATTGTTTTCCAAAACCTGTTTTTGTTCATCATCAGGTCTTAACTCTAAAAATATACCAAAGTCGTGTAAATGCAAGTCACTTAGCTCTTCTAGAGTAGCTACATTAAATCCACCTATCTTTTGAATAAAAGCCTCTTTAGCTGGATGGTATTCTAATATATCAGATATCCTAAGAGATAAGCACTCCGCTGTTTCTTTTGTTAAGAACAATCCGGCATCTAGTATATGTCTTGTAGCTGTGTTTGAATTTGCTGCCGCCATTTTTTGAATACCCACTAAAGCTCTTGAATCAGGTGTGCTACCGTCTCTCGCTTCGTTTAATCCAGTTACATCTCTTATCATTTGTAGATAATAATTGTAAGTCTGAATTAATGTTGCCATTTTTTGACCACCACTACCAGTTTGTATTTCCTGAATTGGAACTTTTCCAGGATTCATATCTCCATCTTGGGTGAACGATCTACCAATAACAGATCCTGTTTGGAAGAACATATTAAGCGCTTCTTGAGGGTTGTAGTTAGTTCCGTTACCTAAATCAACTTCATTAATACCATCAGCGTCTAAATAAACACCGTCAGGTATCATTCTCTGAAGTACTTGCTGTAGCTTTAAATGAGTTAATTGAATCATATCTGCAAAACCTGTACATCTACTAACTATAGATTCTATTTTGCCTTGATACATTCTAGGTGCAGTAATAGAGTAATTCATTTTAACTTTAGATGAATCACTTTTAGGTCGCATCATATTCGGAGCCATTTCCCATCGCAATAATAGGTTAGTACCTAATACCATCACACCTTCGTATAGCACTTCTAAAGATCTAGATAACTTACCGTACTCTGCCTCATAAGCTTCTATAGGTGGATCATACTGATCATCTCTTACTATTACCTTAGTTGCACCGGTTGCTGTTTCTTTAACCTTGTAAACCTCATTCATATAAGTTTTGTAATTAAAGTACAAAAGCTGTATTACGTTGGAGTCTCTGTTGTTATTATAGTCGTTGGTTAAATTATTGTTATATACACCCTTATTCTGTGTTCCTTGTTGTTGAATTTGCTCTAACTGACTTTGTGTTAAATCAGGGAATTGTTTCTTAAGCTCATTAATAGGCACAAATTTTACTTCACCTACATAATATATATCTTGAAAGTAAGGATCTTCTGTATAAGAATAAACCATATAAGCTGGATCTACGTACTCAACAGTAACTCCATTAGATTCTGTAAAGTTGTTCTTAACAGCTCCAATACCTAGTATAGTTAAATCTTCGTTTATTCTTCTTTTTGTTAAATCGTAATTATTGGTAACGAGCATTGTATTAATAGCTTCTTCTTCTGCTATCTCGATACCCTGCTTGTAGCTAAGTTGCATGTGTATATCTAGCTCCTCTTCAGAGTCAGGTAATTTATCAGGAGCATTCTCAAACAAATTAATACCAAATTGCTCTTGGGCAAAGTTGTTTAATTCTTGCGTTTGCATATCTCTGATTATAGATTCCATATAAGCAGTCCTTTTAGAGATACCATAAGGGTCTTGAGAGTAAGCTGTGATATCAAAGCTTCTATCGGATATACCATTAACTACAATATCTACAAATTTAGATAAAATAGGTACGGGTTTCCAGTCTAAGTTTAGGTAAGACAAATCTCCGTTTATAGACATTTCGTCTTTATACTTTTGTATAGGTTGCTCTCCTCTTGCATACAGTCTTAAAGCATTGAATGTATTTTGATTGCTTTTAAATCTAGTTATTCCGGAATTACCATCAAACCATTCATTAGCAATTGCTCTACCAACTTGTAACCCATAATCAAAAGACATTTTCTCTTGATCACTTACAACTTGACTTGGAAAAAAACTATTTGTTACGCCTCTAGCCATATTATTATTTTATTATCTCGGATAAATTGCCGTCTTGCCTATATTTTGCAAATTTAACTTTCATTGTTCTTTTTTGTATTGGAGCACTCGGCCTATATAGATCTTTGTTGCATGCCATTATTGCTAAGCCTGAGCTTATTGCCGCATCAAACTTTGTTCTATTATTTATATCAAATTTAGACCAGTCATTTAATGTCTCTGTGAAATACATTGTACCGTAATTTCCATCTGACTTTAAACCTACGTAACTATCTATATACATTTCTATAGCAGATGCGTGCGCTTGTTTTATATCTTCACTTGAATTCGGTATTCCACCTATTTCTTTTTCTGTTACCGACAACTTATTCCAAAGTTTATCCGGTCGGTTCATTGAGTATCCTCTGTAACCTCTTCTCTTAAAATAATACAAAAGCCTAGGTTTGTTGTTTTCACATAATAAAGGCATTCCGTAAAATACACAAGCCATTAACACATCTTCGAAAAACATCTCAGCTGTTTGAGGCCTTGCTACATATTCTAAAAAGAAAGTACTTGGAGGTGCGTCTTCCATACTAAATTTAGTTAACCCATGTAATGCTCCCTTAGATCCTCTCCCGTCTGTTGTTCCTGATATATCGTAACTGTCGCAACCAAAAGCACCCATGTGTTCGTTGCCAGGATATCTAGCTCCATTCTTAATTATTTGCTTGTTCTGTATATCGTAAGCAGGTGTCCAGGTTATTAAGAACCTACCTTGTGGATTTGGACTAAATATAACTTTAGAATCTTTTATACCGTTTTGCCATTGAAAACTACCTCTTGTAACTACATTACTGTTAGCTAAGTCTTCGTTGTAATCTATTTGTTCGTATATTTTTGCTAAGTTAAATATACTGTTTTTAGTTTCATCTCTAAAAGCGTGTTCCTCTGTTCTAGGGAACTGTCTGTAGTATTCGTTTAGAGCGTCCTGGTCGCCTTTTAATCCTTCAGCCTCATTATTCCAATGTTCTATGACTCCGACTTCAATAGGGTCGCCATGCGAGTCCTCACAGCCTTCTGATGGGGTATTGAATACAGGCATCCCATAAGCGTCAATGAATCCTTCGTAATTCCATTCCATAGGAATGAACAAAGAATATAATCCTGAGCGAGTTTGTCCGTTAGCGTTTCTTTTTGTAACATCTGATGTTGCATATAGCTTTTTAAAATTCTCACCACCTTTATCTAAAGCGTTTGACGTTGATCCCATCATACACTTTCCAATAACTCTTGCCCCTAACCTTAACGTTGTTTTCGTAACCCTCCAGTTATTGAGGATGTTGTTCGGCCTTTCCCATTTACCCGATTCATCGTGGACGAGGAGTTTGAGTTTTTCACCATCGTACGCATTATCACCGGTGTTTTTCCAGTCAATCGTTGTGTCAAGTCCCGCGATGATTTCCGCGGCTTTATTTGAATCGAGTCTCCTCCTGGTAAATTTGGACGCGGGTACACGGTACGCGAGTTCCGTCTTTGGCCTGTCCATACCGTCTTGTACGGGTTTAAAGAAAAACGGGAAGTTAACAGAAATGGGTACAACCTTATCCGTGAACATTTTCTTCGCATCGGAACCAGATTTGGACAAAATTCCAAACCGTGAGTCTGATGATATTGTGGCCATATTAACGGTCTCCCCAGACGCCATGAATGAAAAGCCTGAACGTCTATTCTTGAGATAGCACATACCATAACTTCTTTTGTCGGCTTTACAAGCTTCCCAGAATATGTAGAATAATCTGTTTGATTCCCTAAACTCTGGCTTCCCAACATCAATTTTGGACCACTGCAAGTACATAAAGTGAGTACCAGTAATGTAAGTATCCACGCCCTTATTATTGAACCAGTGTCCGTTTTCTCTTTTATTAAATTGCTCATCTATATATGTTCCCCATTTAGTTTTAAAATCTTCAGGATAATCCCTCCAGTCAAATATACTCTTTATAGCATTTAATTCTCTAGGGTACTCCTCGACAGTCCATCTGTCTGTTGTCTTATCTAACTTCCCTGGCGACTTCGGCAAAGCTATCCTAAGGTTTTGTATTTCGTATATTTCACCAATTTGACCAGTTTTGCTTATTACTACAATGTTGTGCTCTTTGTTGTATCCATACTCCCACTTCTTGCCTTTATTAAGTCTAGAAATAGTTGTAAGTTTTACAGGAGTTACTACCTTATATAGATTCTGCTCGTACATTACTTAGATCTGTTTTCAGCAAAGCCTTTGAACTCTATTGTTTCAAGCTCTTTCTTAGGTTTGTTCTCTAATACTCTTTCTTCCTCCTCTATACGTGTTAGTATTTCAAAAGCGTCAAATATAGCTAGTTTTTTTGTAGCTGCGGCATTTTTAAGTTTATCCGCAGTTAGGTCGTCGTCTGAATCTACAATAGGCTCTTTAGCTACTTTTATTAACTCCTCAACTGCCTTTTGCCCAGCTAGGATTATATTCCTCTTCGTTTCCTTTGTATTCATATTTAATTGTGATTGAATTGGCGGGTACTCGGTATAACCTCTGCCCTTCTATTACAAACTCATATTCTGAGTTCGGCTTAAAACCTACTAATGACTCGGTTTTTATTTCGTCATTACCTAGTTTTACAATACCTATTAAGGGCTTCTCAAATGCTGCAGAAAACATCTTGTCTTCTTTTATGGGTTTAATAAAACAAAACCCTTTTAAAGCTCTCCATTCATCATCTCTTTTAAAAGCGTATATTTGATCAGCTTGTACGGTATAAACATCTTCAGCTAAATAATTTTTACTGTCCTTCTCATTACCTCTAACGTCTCTAAACCTTCTAAAAACATTATGATGCACAATTACGTCATCTCCTTCTTTTAATTCTTCATTACCAACTAGAGGTAAATTAAGTATTGTCCCTACTCTATTCGTGTAGCTGTGATTCTGTAAATCCGTGTTGAGTAATAATGTTTGCCCTTCTATTTTTTTAAACCCAACAGTTCTGTCGCCTTTTGGTTTTACTAAATAATTAAAAATGCTTTGCATTTTAGTAGTTTAAATCGTACTCCACAGAAATGGACATGTTTTTATTAAAGTCTTTCCAAGGCATTATTGTATCGCCTTTTGTTATATGTATAGAGTACTTTTCTTCTTCTTCCAATATATGAGCTATAGTATGACCGCCATACACTTCCTGTCCAACAGCGTAGTGCATAGCGTCATTCTTATAGTCTTTACCGATGCTTATCTTACGAATTAGATGCATCTGAAATAATTCCTGTTTGTAGGTCAATATTAACCGATCCAAACTCTTTTTGAAGATCAGCTTGTAATCCAGAAAGATCTTTCACTACACCTTGTAATTGGATTATTAACTCTGCTTTATGACCCTCAAGTCCACCAATTTGCATTTGAAGTTGATTCTGTTTGCTAACAGCCTCTTGCAAGCCTTTTAATTGGTCTTCTGAAATTGACTTTACTTCTTTTGCTTCTACTTCAATTGTTTTTACTTTACTCATAATGATTTAATTTAATTTAATTGCTACTGTTTTTGTTTTAATTCCTGTTGCTTTTGTAATTTTTTCTATTGTATATCCTAACCCTTTTGATGCCATTAACAATTCCATTTGTCTAAAGCTAACTTCTTCCTGGTTGGTTCTCCATTAGGTTTCTTCATAGGCCCTGGCATCCCACTCATTCTTGCGCAAAACGATTTTCTACGCTTAGCAGCTTTACTTCCTTTTTTGAGTTTAGATGGTTTTGTAGTAACCGCTGTTTGCAGTTTAGATCCAGGGTTGTCTCTTTTATAAGCATCAACACCTTTTTGATTCAAGCCACCAGTTTCTGATTTACCTTCCTTACGTGTCCAAGCCGCTGTCTTTTTAGCAGGTGACTTTGCGCAACTTCCTTTTTCCTCTTTCTTTTTACCAGGCACCGGAGAGTACCCTTCCCAACACCTTTTTAGTATTGGGGATTTAGGTTCCTGTTTGTACGCCATTATTTGAAGTATTTCATTTTTAAAGGAGTAGTCTTTTTAAAGAACTTATTACTCTTTTTATTTGTTGATGTTACTTCGTTTGGATTTTTCTTTGTTACAACATCTTCAGGCGTTGACTGTCTTTGTTCAAAAGCTATTTGCTCCTTTGGGGTTCCTAGTGATTTCTTTGTAGCTTCTTCTGTTACATTAAATGTACCACCTCTATATCCACTAGCTCCTCGTGAAACTCCTTTGGAATAAACATCATATTGACCTTGAGACGCCTTCATGTTCCTAGTTGACTCTGCTAAATTTGCTGTTGCATTTCTAAATCTTCTCTCATGACCTTTTAGGGCTTTACCGTCCTTGCCGGTGTGTTTAGCTAGCCTACTCTGGTATCTACCGATCTTCTTTTGAGAGTCTGAAATATCATCACTCAGTTTTTTCATTCGTCTAGCTTGAGATCCAGCTTCCCAGCTTTCAACCATACCTCTTTTGCCTTCAACTTCAAAATCCTTAAGATTTATCTTTTTATCCGGCCCTTGAGTTGTTGTATCTGGCTCACGTTTACCAGTATCGACTTTAGCTCCTGTCTTTTTACCTTTTTTGCTTCCGTATTTAATGTGGTAATTATCAATACCGCCTAATTTCTCAATTTCGTTAGCTCTCCAATCCAATTGGTCCTGGGTTAAGCCTTTCAAGCTTTTTCCAGTGTCTCTAACGTCGTCGTAGATTTTCTTCCCTTGTTGAGTTATCAGTTCTCCAGCGCTTTTAATTTCAACTTCAACAGGCTTGCCATCAATCATTTTCTGTTTGAATGGAGAGCTTTTCATTGCGTATCCCTTTATTTTACTTGGTGATGGAATATCTCTAGTTTGATTATTGCCGTGGACGCCGGCTTTCCCTACGTTTAGTAAAGGTTCTGTTACCCCTTTCTTTTTGTTGAATAAGCCAGTGCTTACCCTTGCTGTAATTGGTGTGTTTTTTGACATGGTTTAGTTTTTTGTAAGTGTTGTTGGAGCTAGCGTAAGATCCATTTCTGAAGTTGATGGGATAATGGCCCCTTTAGCAAACTGAGCATCAACGCCTTTCACTTCTTTGTGTTTATTTTGATTACCCTCTTTATTATTTGTGCTTTTATTTTTGCTCGTAAGGTCTTGGTGTCCAAGATTTGCAGCAGCAGGTTCTTGCTTTTGTTCGAAAGCCCTACCTACTTCAGCACCGGCATCAACGAATCTTTTACCTGTTTGGCCAGCTCCAGTAACTAGCGCTTCATTAATTTTTAAAGGAGACTTTGATTTCTGAGTTATAGGTGAACACCTTTTTTTAGCAGGGTTATTTTCAAAACCTCCAGCTCCTCTTCTCGGCCCAGGAGCTGATACTTCTTGAAATCCATTGCGGTTATTACTAGCTGCAGACTTTTTAAGTTTTGAGGCTTGACCTCTGAATGTAATTGCCATAATTATGATTGTTTATATGCTTCGTTCTCCCATTCGAAATCAGGATGTCCCTCGTTCATAGTAGCTCTCTTGTAAACTCTAGCGGGTGATCTTGTATCCCTTTTCCAAATAACTGAATCTTCAGAGTATTGTAATCTACCTGAAGCCATTTGATCTAAATGAACTTTTTCGTGCGCAACAGCCTTTTCAACTTCTTTATCAGACAGTTTGGAGTTAACAAAAATAGTGCCGTCACGGTTAGCCTCAGCCTCAACCCCACTTTCAAGGTCATCTTTTATAATGACAGGAGTGCCGAACTCAGAGGTCTTCTCGTGAATACCGAATACTTCTCCGTGTGATTTTAGTTTGAATGCCATTGTTTTGCTTTTATTGTTTTTTTGCAGGTATTTTTTTGCTTTCCCCAAATGGAGTGTATCCTCCTTTTTCCGCTTTTTTCTTAGCCTCAGGAACTTTTTTGTCCATTTTCTTATTAGTCTCAGCTTTTATTTTAGCTTGTTTCTTTTTGTCACCCTTAGCTCGCTCCATTCTCTCGTCTGCCAATAACTCTAATCGTTTGCTTTCTTCGAATGCCGCTGTTTCGCCTGCGTCGATACCCATTTGCTTAGTCTGCTTAGTCTGCTTAGTCGGTGATATTACTGATTTTTTACTTCCACCTAAACCGTTTGGTCCAATTCCTTTAAATCCTGAGTATGCCATTGTTATTTATTTTTTGTTTTAAGATAATTCCTTTGAAAGTTCTTGAGTTGTTCTTGAGCTACATCACTACCCATTTCATGATGGCCTCCTTTAGGGCCAACAACAAGTCTACCTGACTTGTTTGGATCTTTTACAGTAATCAATGTAGATTTATAGCCTTTTTTGTCCTTACTATCGTTTCCGGAAACTTTTTGTATTCTTTTATTTGATTTACTTTCTATATTTGTAACCTCGCTTCTACTGCTTCTTTTAACATTATCTTTATTTCCTTTCGTTGAGGTTTTTGATTTTACAATATGCTTTTGTTCTAAACCTTTTTCGTAGTCCCCTTGCGTACTTTGTTTAGCTGGAGATTTTGGTTTATTATGCTTTGCTAACTCTGCGGTGGTAGTCTTGCCTTTTTTGATAGTACCGCTTTTTAGACCTTTCTCTAAAGGCTTTGTGGTTTTTTGTATTTTACCTGCTGGAACCGCTTTGTCTACTGTGTTTACCTGCTTAGCTGGAGATTTTGCGGCTATAGCTTTAACTATTACTTCTGGTAAGTTTTTCTTTTGACTAGCTGTTTGTTTAGCAGGCGATGCTGCGGCTTGCTGTATGCCTCGAGGTGCTGCGTACCGTCCAACTGATTTTAAAGTTGGTGATTTAGGGTTCATTTTAAATGCCATAATTATCTTTCTTTGTCTTTTATCATATCATCAATAGCTTTGTTATAAACTTTATCCGTATATGTTTTATTCTTGTAAAACGTACTTCTAGCTGACGTTGGTAAATCCTCTTCCCCTAGTAGTATTCTGTAAATTCTGTTTATTAAACTTTTACATTTGTGTGAAGTACTATATATATTAGTCTTCATGGTAGTTCTATTTCTTTTTCTCCAGACATCGATCCAACCCCCTCGCCTTAATCTCTCCCATCTTGCTTTATCCCAAGAGTATGTGTAAACACCGTCTATGAAATCATTACGTGTAAATTGCTTTTTGCAATCCAAATATATTAATAATTCAATATCAGCGTCTTTAAGGTTGTAAGTTTTACAGGCCCATTTTCTAACAAGCCTGTAATACTTAAGTAAATTCATATCTCTTAAATCACTTGAGCCTAGTCTCATTCTACTAAAACTACATCACCTATTGTAATTACAAAATACAATTTATCATTCCATTCTATTCCGTGCCCTGCGTGTTTGTCATATCTAACAACATCGCCTTCTTTGAGAAAATCTATCTTATCTCCAACACTAATTATGTTACCCTTTAAGTACCTAACGTCGTGATTTTGATTTTGTGTTATTTCAAGGCCTCCTACTGTCTTCGGAGCTTCCTTGATTTTGTCGATTATAATAAAGTGATTAACTGCGTTCAAGGGATCTTACATTTGAGATTATACAATCTGCGGATATAATAGTCTTTACCACACTAACCGCATTCTTTAACGCTGACTTTGTAACTAATACTGGATCTATAATACCAGCTTTAATCATATTAACCTCTTTACCTGTTTTAACGTCAATACCTCTATTCTTAATTGTTTGCTTTTTAATTTCAACAATACCAGCATTATCTAATATAGTGTAGAAAGGAGCTTTAATAGAATCTAATAATAACTTATACCCGTCATTCTTAGGCTTGATCTTGTTGGACGCATTTAATAATGCAATACCACCACCCGCTACTATTCCTTCCATTAAGGCTGCTTTCGTAGCGTGGAGAGCATCATCTACTCGATCTTTCTTTTCTTTTAGTTCAACTGCTGAATCAGCGCCTACATAAATAACACCAACCTTACCGGTTAACATAGACAATCTCTTCTCTAGTTTCATCTTGATATAAGCGTTGGTCTCTTTATCGATCTTAGTTTTAACTTCTTCTATTCGTTCCGTTAAATCTAAGGTGGTATCTTTAATTTGCAATATCGTGTTTTTAGCGTCTGTAACAGACTTTAAAACTTCGCCTAGTACATTAATATCTAAAAGGTCTAAGTCGTCACCAAGCTCTTCATCTACGACCGTAGCACCTGTTAAGATAGCTAAGTCTTCTAGTGTATCAGCTTTAGTTGGTCCAAACCCTGGAGGGTCTACAATGTTGACCTTTATGTTACCCTTTACTTTATTAGCTAATAACGTTGCAAAAGGCTGTTGCTCTAGCGGAGCGATTATTAACAAGCTACGTTTGGTTTTAACCACATGCTCCAATATATTTTGGATTCTACGTATATTAGGTACGGGTGAACTAACTATTAAGACCAACGGTTCTTCCAGTACAGCAACTCCTTTATCTTTGTCTGTTAATAAATGTGATGACTTTATACCTGATTCAAACTGGGTTCCTTCAACAAACTCAACGTGTGTTTCATTTGTGTCAGAATCCTCCATTAAAACGACTCCAGTCTTTCCAACTCTTTCAAATGCTTCGCCAATTTTGTCTCCAAGCTCAGCGTCATTGTTACAGCTAATGTAAGCAACTTGCTGTAGCATATCACCCTCAACTTCAATCCTGGTGTTATCAAGATAATTAGTAACTTCTTCAAGACATTCGTCAACGCTTCTTTTAATATCTCTAATTTGTTCTTCACCTTTGTATTCGTTTATATTAGTTAATAAAGAGTGAGCTATTACAGTGGCTGTTGTAGTACCATCACCTGCTTCTCTAACGGTATTACTCGCTGCTTCCTTTATAAGGGTTGCGCCTATATTTTCGACCGGATCCATTAAGACTACGCTTTCTGCAACGGTTACTCCGTCTTTTGTTATAACCGGTCGGCCCATAGCGTCTTCGTATATTACGCATTTTCCAGAAGCCCCTAAAGTAGACTTTACTGCGCTTGCTAATTTATCGACGCCGGACATTATTTTATTTCTACCCTCGTTTCCGAAGCTTAGATCTTTTACAATCTGACTTGGTAAATTGAATTCCATTTGATTTAATTTAATTTGATTTAATTTGACTGTTAAGGTTATTATTACGTGGTTTATTTACTTTCTTACTATACTCCCCACTTTTTCGACTCCTCTTGATCCAAAATAAGCAACATACACCGTCATTGTAAGAGTTTTTAGCAAACTTATCCATTCTTCACTTACTGTAAAATCCACGTAGTTATTACTATCAACCCAAATCAAAGCTATAGTCATAACTGTTAAAAATATTAAGCTTAACGGTCTAGTGTTTTTAGAAAGCCAGGAATCAGACGTCATATCCGCTTGCCACCTCTTGCTAACTTCTTGCATTTCGACCATGTCTTGTTCTAATAGCTTAAGTGCAGTTTCTTTATCTACAGGAGATAACTCCTTGTCACTAGTTATAAGGTTCTTCACTAAACCAAGCAATCCTTTATCCGGCAAAACATTTGCTATAGAATTTACCACCCCTGATTTACCTAGCAAGAACTGTCCTACTTTAGTGTCTTTAAACTTTTTTCTTACCATACTTAATATTCAATTGCTGGTACTGGCTCACCAATAGTCAAAGTAACAGTTGTAGGCGTGATTAGCGCATCAATCTGAGATTGAATGCTAGCTTCAATAGAAGCAACTTGCTCTTCACCCATCGCTCCTTTTGTCCAAGCAACAACTTGTTCGTTTGTTAAATCTTCAAACGGGATAAAATCTGTTACTTCGCTAGTGTCTAGTGTTTGTGTTCCGATACTAGTTGCATTGTAAGCTACACCTTGAGGGTCTAACTCATCTGATATACCAGTAACGATCCAATGCACGTTGTACACTAAATCTTTGTATTCTCCGTCTTGTGGATAAGCATCCACTGTTTTGCAATTCCAATTGTAAGTAGTCATATTTATTTATTTTCTAATGTTTGTATTCTTGTTTCTAATTGTTCTATTTTGTCTATAGCTTCTTGTAGTGCTTTTGTAAGTACTGGAATTAATCTAGACACCTCTAATGTCTGAGCGTTTATTGATCCATCTTCTTGTAAAGCATCTTTTTCACCATGAACAGCCTCGGGAACTACTTTTTGAACTTCATGAGCTATAAAACCATCTACAACTCTGTTTTTATCTGAAGTAAAATTAAACCTACACGGCTTAAGTTTTTTAACTCTACTTATACTGTCACTTATTTCTTCAATATTCTCCTTTAGTCTATAGTCTGAAGTAGTAACGAAGCTAGTGCCTGAAGAGCCACTATAAAAAATACCACCTATTTGACCGCCGTTTTGATCATTGAAACGCGCTATATTACCATAAGTGCTACTACCTGTTCTAGCATGGAGCCAACCAATATCCCAAGTAGGAAAAGCGTTGTCTACTACTGTTTCAATAGCTCCTCTATAAGCTGTTGAAGAAGAGTGTGTAAATCTAGAAATACCAACAACATCCAGCTCAGAGCCTGGATTAGTGGTTCCTATCCCGACGTTACCGTTTTCAAGAATAATCTCAGAGTCTGTAGAATTAATAGTAATTTTTGTTTCATTTTCAACTCCTTCTATATCTCCTAACTCTAATGTTTTTGCATAAAATCCCCCAGAGCCAGCATTATCTAATGAAATTAAAAAATTATCTGGGTTGTTTCCATCATTGCTGTCTACTACATTAAGCGAAATTTCATCTAACCCGTTTCCAGCAGTTAAGCTTCCAGTGCCACTACCTGTAAAGGTTAACGAATCACTTATATTAACTGCTCCTTGATGGCTATTCCAATTTGGAGTTTCAGTATCAGGGTTTGATGAACGTATTAAAGTACCAGTAGGTGTTCCAGCTGATGGAGATGTAAATATCTCAGATGTACCTGGATTTGATATAACTTCAACTACAGGTTGAGCATAATCATCAACGCATAACCATATTTCTACTTGACCATTACTTAATTCATATACCTCTAAATAGACGTCATCTGAAGTACTTGTATCTCCATCATATCTAAACACAAAGTTTTTAATTGTATTCCTTCTTTGATATATAGCTTCTTGAACCATTTGGTCATTATTACCATAATCAAACGCTCTGTCTATTTTGAATCTTGCGTACCCGTCTGCAGCGCTGGTGTTTTTGTAAATTTTAAACTTTTGAGCGCCTGTGCCTGATGAAATACCTATAAAAGCTTTTTGACCCATAAGATCATTAGTACTTAACTGTGTATTGTATTTTACAGTACCTGCTACATCCAGTTTAGCACTTGGACTATCCGTTCCAATCCCGACGTTGCCCGCAGAATCAATACGCATTTTTTCACTAGTTCCTATATTAAATCTATGTTCAGCTGCTATTGTTTTTGAAATAGAGTAAACACTAGCGGCACGATCGTAATGCTGTGTTGTATTTCCATTAGTAAAATTATTAGGAAAAAACTCAATACCTTCCGCTCCGCTGTTTGAAACAGTTAACTTACCTCCAGGACTAGTCGTCCCAATACCAACGTTGCCTGAGGAATTTATATATAGTCTTGGAGAACCTGACGTAGCTAATTGAATAGTATCTGTAAGAAAGTTGATGTAAGTATTAGTATCGCCTTCGTGGTATATCCCGTCCGCTAAAGTTATATTTGACGAGTGTAGTGAGCCATTAACATCTAACTTATATCCAGGACTTAGCGTCCCAATCCCTACGTTAGCATTATGCACTGTAAGTACATCTCCGCTTATACTATTACCTAATCTTAAATCTGCGTCATTTGTTCCTCCACCTCTAGCGTTTGTTGAAATATATACTGTTTCGGTATTTGATAACGATTGTCTTAATCTAATGTTTCCAACTACTTCAAGTTTCTCACCAGGACTAGTCGTCCCGATACCTACGTTACCTGTAGAAGATATTCTTACTTTTTCAGAAGCAGCTGTATCTTTAAAACTCGCTATAGGTTGACTATTTCCACCTCCTTGCACTTCTAATCCAGTTGCCTGACTCGAAACAAATCTAGCAGCTTGTTGAGAAGTATTAACGTGTATCCCTGATGTTGGATTAGTCGTCCCGATACCGACGTTGCCAACCCAATTTATTGTCATTGCTTGAGTTGGATTACCTCCTCCTCCTGTAAAAAACCTAAGTCCTAATCTTCCATAAATACTATCTGCATACGACTCTATTTTAGCATTTACCGCACTTCCTTCTGAAGAACTATCACTCGTATAAAAATCAATGGCACCTGTAGTATATCCTGAAGAAACACCTGTAGTAGTATCTCTTAACCTTATACGAGGTTGCACGCTAGATATTTCTAGCTTAGCCTCTGGACTAGTCGTTCCGATTCCAACGTTGCCGTTAGATAGAATTGATAGTTTTTCTGTTGAGTTTGTATATATACCAAAACTATTGTCGGAAAAACTACCGATATACCTAGCCCCAACTCGAAGCTGTCTTGCTATATCTGTTCTTTGAATTTTTATAGAAGATGCAGAGTCGTTAGAACCGTAAATATGTAATTTATCATCCGGACTAGTCGTTCCGATACCTACGTTGCCCGAGGAGTTAATACGCATTCTCTCCGTGCCTCCTAAAGTTGTATTATTTGCTGCTGTGTATAAAATAATATTATTCACCGCGTTTGCTGAACTTATGCCGCCGCCTATAGACACAGTACCACCTGTAGCGCTTGAATTAGAAGTCAGTAGCATTCCTGTTATATTTTCCTCACTATTTGTATAGTGTCTTCCCATAAATGTACCATACTTAGTCGTCGCGTTTGCTGTTGTGTTGGAAACTCTAAAGGCTCCCGCTAGACTTGACGCTACAATATCAAGCTTAGAACCAGGACTAGTCGTCCCGACACCTACGTTGCCATTAGTGCCTTCAATAAACAATGCTTGAGGCGATGTAACCGATCCTAAACTTACATCTCTTGTAGAATCCCCTCTTATATCTAGCGCTCCATTGTGGTTTATTATTGAACCAATAGCCGTTGTGCCGCTTTGCAATAAAAACGAATCATTACTTCTAATCTGACCGCTAACGTCTAATTTTGTTCCAGGACTAGTCGTTCCGATACCGACGTTACCGCCGTTGAAATAAGAGTCACCATAAGTTCTAACAAGAGTTGTTACAACTCCTCCGTCCGTTCCTTTTAAAATACCCCCACTACCGTTTGATTCAAGACGCATATAGTGGTTTGCATCAAATAGAGAGCTAATAGACCTTGTACCTGTGGCTTGTATATTTCCACTAACCTCAAGCTTTTGACTAGGACTAGTCGTCCCGATACCGACTCTATCGTTAGTTGTATCTACATATAGAACATCGGTATCTACCGCGACTGTATTTAAAAATTTAATTGCCATATAGTAATCTTTTTTTTGTTACTATCCTATCTTCTGAACTAGTATAGTTA